GCCAAGCGTCTTAAAGGCCGCTTTGCAGGATCGTTTGCTGCCGGGACTGGGTATGGCGCGGGTTCGCTATACCTATGAGTCTGAGGTCGAGGTGGTGATTGACCCCATGACAGGCATGGAAATGGAGATGGAGAATATTACCAATGAGCGGGTGCCGATTGACTACGTTCACTGGCAAGACCTTTTGTGGGGCTGGTGTCGCACATGGGATGAGATGCCGTGGCTGGCATTTAGGAATTATATGACCAAATCCGAGATTGCCGAGCGGTTTGGTGAGGAATACGCGGGAAAACTTGAATACAAAAATCAAACGCCAACGGGCGAAAACGATTCGGAAGCGGATCAGGAAAGTTCAATCCAGAAAGCAGCGGTTTGGGAAATCTGGTGTAAGAAGTCAAAAAGCGTCTATTGGTGGTCAAAAGGCTGCGACGCGGTGCTGGACAGTACACCCGATCCCCTCCAATTAACGGGGTTTTGGCCTTCTCCACGCCCAATGGCGGCGAACCTAACGACCAACCTATTTCGCCCTGAAGCTGACTTTATCTTGGCGCAGGACTTATATAACGAGGTTGACGAGCTACAGACCCGCATTGCCATTATTACGGAGGCTGTGAAGGTTGTTGGGGTCTATGACGCCACGGCTGGGGCCAGTGTTGGCCGTATGCTACAGGAGGGCGTCGATAACGACATGATCCCTGTGGATAACTGGGCTATGTTCAGTGAGAAAGGGGGTGTCAGGGGCGCGGTTGATTGGTTCCCCGTGGATACGGTTGTGGGTGTCTTACAGACATTGCAGGGTGTTCAGCAGGCTAAAGTGAGCCAATTGTATGAGGTCACAGGACTGTCTGACATTATGCGCGGCGCTCAGACTGACCAGTATACGGCGGCGAGTACACAGGCCACTAAGGTCAAAATGGGTTCGATTCGTGTGCAGGCGTTGCAAGAAGAGTTTGCGCGGTTTGCCAGTGAGATTGAGCAGTTAAAGGCCGAGGTGATCGGCAAGCACTATACGCCGCAGTCTATTGTGACCCAATCCGCAGCCATGTATATGCCGCAAGTTGATGTGCAGTACGTTGAGCCTGCTATCCAGCTTATGAAGTCACCTGATTGCAAATGGCGCATTGAGATACGTCCCGAATCCATTGCGATGCAGGATTACGCGCAGGTGAAGCAGGAAAGGACTGAGTTCCTAATGGCGATGGCGCAGTTTGTTCAAAGCGCACAGGCGGCGGTGAAGGTTATGCCCGAAGCGCTACCCATTCTGATTGGCATGATCAAGTTCACCATGAGCGGCTTCAAGGGTGCGGCCTATCTTGAGGGGATGATGGATCAGGCGTTGGATTCTATCCAGCAATCTCAAGCCCAGCAGCAAGGTCAGCCCCAGCAGCCCTCACCTGAGCAGATGAAGGCTCAGATGGAGCAGCAGAAGATGCAGATGGAGATGCAGAAGGCGCAGATGGAGCTTCAGAAGATGCAAATGAAGGCGCAGGCTGATATGGCGCTCCAGCAGTCCAAGCTTCAGGGTGAGATGGCGAAGATTCAGGCCGATAGCCAAGCGGACATGACTAAGGAACAGGTCGCGTCACAGAACAACTTGGCGGCGATTGCGGCTCAGTTAAGCGCCCGACTGCAAGAGAGTCAGGCACAGTTAGCGGCTGATCTAGAGATAGAGCGGGCGCAGGCTGAATACGATGTGGCTTCACAGCAGATAGAGCATCAAAACAACATGACGGAGGCGGCACTCAATGCCCAGATATCGGCAGGTTCTCGATAACGAGACAGGTAAGTATGAGTTGATTGAAGTGGGGGCTGCTGTCACGCGCAGTTCTCACGCTATCCACGGCGACATTGACGCTTTCAAGAGCGTTGTTGACGGCAGTGTGATTTCTGACCGCAAGCAATTGCGGGAACATAATTTGCGTAACGATGTTGTGCAAACTGCGGACTTGGGTGGTGTTTCGCCTAATGTTCGGGCGAAGGCAGGTTGGTCACGAGAAGTTAAACAAGCGATTTATGAGCGAATCAATCAATTGGAGAGACAGCAATGAGTGAAGAAGACACAAGCTTAATGGACGAATTAACCGCCGCATGGGAGGAACACGAGAATGTCGAAATATCTGAGGACACGCCAGATGAACCCGCAAGTGAACCCGCTGCCCCCGCAGAGTCAGTTGAAGCCAGCGACGATGACGGTGGAATCATTCAGCAGGTCGAGGGCGGCGAACCCGCAAGCGTCAACCCTGAAAACCCCGTTAGCGAAGCCGCTTCCGTAGATGAGGCTCCCAAAGGCTTATCAGTTGGGATGCGCGAGAACTGGAAGAACCTAGACAGCCAAACGAAGGATGAGTTTAGGCGCTATGAGGAGCGTATTGGTGGCATGGCGCAAAAGTATGCCCATGACGCTAGACGCGCTCAGGCAATGGATAAGGTCATGCAGCCTTATAGTCAGTTGATGCAGATGAATGGCGGGCCTCAGAATATCTTGCCGGGGTTACTGCAAACGGGTGCGGCGCTACAGACAGGCAACGAGGTTGAGCGGGCAAGGACAGTGGCAAGCTTGATCAGCCAGTTTCAAGTTAATCCTGCACAAGTTGCGGGCTTTCTAAAGGGTGAGAACCCTGAGCCTTCGCAGAATGATCAAATTCAGCAGATGATTAACAAGCAAATGGCCCCTGTTCATCAGCAGCTTCAGCAGTATCAGCAGCGTGACGAGCAAATGCGCCAGCAAGGACAAGAGCAGATAAAGGGGAAAATCCGCGAGTTTGCACAAGCCAATGAGTTTTACGGTGATTTGAGTGAAACAATGGCTGACATTATGGACATTGCGGCGCGCAATGGTCGGGAGATGGGATTGCAGGAGGCGTATGACGCCGCAGCATGGCAGCACCCGGAGATTCGCAAGGTGATGTTGGCACGGCAGTCTCAGGGACAGGTACAGCAGCGTAAACGCGCAGCGAGTTCTATCCACGGCACTCCGGGCGGCGAGGGTTCAAGTGCGGCCCCAGCAGACCTAAGAAGTACATTAGAGCAGGCTTTTCAAACGGCTAATCGTATGTAATACTTCAAGTAATGCTCTATCACTCACAATGGTAGAGCTATAAATTTAAGAGGTCATTCAAGGGACTTCTATCAGCCAAAGCCTCTCACGCGGCTAGGGTAACGAGTTGAACTTTCAGGCTTTTGATAGGAGAAACTACTATGGCCTTTGCAAATGTTAGCGATATTGTCGCAACCACCATTGAATCTCGCAGCAAATCCGTTGCGGATAACGTCACCAAAAACAACGCACTTCTTTCGCGTCTTGAGCAAAAAGGAAAGGTTAAGCCTTTTACTGGCGGCTCAAAGATCATGCAAGAGCTTTCTTTCGCGGAAAACTCTAACGCAGGATATTATTCGGGATACGATATATTACCAGTCGGCGTGAGTGACGTAATCTCTGCGGCTGAGTTCCAAATCAAGCAGGCAGCGGTTCCTGTTGTTATCTCAGGTCTTGAGATGCTTCAGAACAGCGGCAAAGAGGCGATGATTGACTTGTTAGAGTCACGCATCACTGTTGCCGAGTCTACTTTGTCTAACCTGATCTCTTCAGGCTTGTACTCAGACGGTACGGGTTCTGCGGGTAAGGAAATTGACGGACTAGACGCAGCGGTTCCTGTTGACCCCACGACTGGCACGTATGGCGGCATTGATCGCGCTACGTGGACATTCTGGCGTTCTGCGACTGACACAGCCACGGCAATTGATGCCTCAACTGTTCAGGGCGCAATGAATGCTATGTGGTCAACACTGGTACGCGGAACTGATCGCCCTGATTTGATCATGGTCGATAACACGTTCTGGGCTGCTTACATGGAAAGCTTGCAAGCTATCCAGCGTTTCACCAGTTCTGATTCTGCGGCCTTGGGCTTCCCTTCAGTCAAGTTTATGGATGCCGATGTTGTTCTTGACGGTGGTATTGGTGGCTACGCAGACGCGGGTACAGCTTACATGCTGAACACCAACTATCTGCACTACCGACCACACTCAAAGCGCAACATGGTGAATCTGTCACCTAATAAGCGTTACGCGACCAACCAAGATGCTGAAGTTAGCATTTTGGCATGGGCTGGAAACTTAACCTCTTCAGGTTGCCAATTCCAAGGTCGTATCACTTCAGCGTAAGCATCAGGGGGCTTCGGCCCCCTTATCTCTTTAAGGGGTCAGCATGGCATATTACATAGATGGTAGCGTGACACCCGCAGGCCCAAAGCTTGGGACTCTCACTGAGGGTTTAGGCTTTGACCTAGTAACCGTAGACACCGCAGCAGGGCGCTCAACTGGCGTAGACGTAAGCACTGAATACGTCTTTATGGGCCAGAGTGACAGCGACCAGCAACCCTCGGCAACCAACGAAATCATGCAGGTCAGATTTGGCCCAGCAGATGCGACTAGCGCCTTTGAATTGGCCGCTGACGGCACGTTGACTTGCTTGCAGGCTGGCAACTACAACTTTTACAGCCGTTTGCTGGTAGGCCGCACAGGCGGTTCTACAGGGGCAGCAGATATCTTTATTCGGGCCAAAATTAACGGCGTTCAGACAGGCCCAACTGTGTTCGCCAAGGTTGCGGGTACAGATTTCGTATTTCCTGCAATCTTCAATTATCACCTTGATATGAATGTGGGTGATGCGCTGGTGGTTGAGCTTATTCGTGGCTCAAGCGGCGTCAATGAAGGCGGCATATTACGGCAATCACCAACAATGGCGGGGTGGGGTGAAGTCCCCTCTGCCTACATAGCGATTTCACAAACCACAGGCACGTTGATCTAACTAGGAGGCCACATGGCTAACTCACCTAATACTTACTTTGACCCTGCTGCAATTGTTGTTCGAGAAAGCGAAACAGTCCCCGCGATTGGCTTCGGCTTTAACGCTAACGGCGGCATGAACTATGGTTCTTGCCAGCCCGGTATCGGCATTGCAACCGATCAGCCCAACCTTACGGGTGATGCGAATCAGTGGACGCTGCTGGATCAAGATGGCGCTGCACGTACCCCGCAAAACTCTCAGTACATTGGTGACGTAATGACGCCTGCACTGATTGTTGCTAACAGCGCTACGGGTGACGGCAATCCAACAGGAACACCTGCTGATGCAACGCTTGCAACCTTGGCGGCTGGATGGACTGGCGCAGCAGCACCTTAAACATTAATTCTCTGGAGGGAGAGATTTATGGAAGCTGATTTTGGCACAACAGATATGGCTATGGGCCAGAACGCTGGCGATGACACCTTAATGGTGCGTTTCTTTCTGCACCCCAGAGAGAACGCGGCAAAGAGCAAAGAGTCGGGGCGTCCTATATTTGAGGAAATTCCGTACGTCAGCATTAAGCAGCCCGGCCAAAAGGATAGCGAAGTTATTGCCCCAGTAAGGCAGAAGCATAAAGAGCGTTTCCCGAGGCATTGGGCGATGTTTGAGGCGAAGAAAGATCAAGACTATGTAAGCGGCACACCGCTTGAAGAGTGGCCGGGGGTTACCCGCTCCGTGGCTGAAGAGCTAAAGCACTTCAACATTCGGACGGTTGAGCAGCTTGCAGGCATGAGTGATGCCAATGCCCAAAATATGATGGGTATTAACGGACTGAAGCAGAAGGCAAATGACTGGCTTGAATCAAGTGATAACCAAGCCTCTGCCATTGCGCTGCGAGAGTCTACTGAGATGAATGAAATGCTGCTTAAAGCGCTGGAAGATATTAAGGCGCAGTACCAAGAGCAAGCAGAAGTAATCGCGCATTTGAAGGCGCAGTTAGCGGAGTAATGTATGGCCCGATTTGAGACCGCGAACGCACTGATTAACAGGGCTGCTGTTGAAGTCGGGCTGAACGCTGATAATGACCCCGTAGCGTCACCAGATGAAACCTATATCCAGATGCAGGCGCTTTTGGATTCGCTAGGTCAGGAGCTAGTCAATTTATATGACTGGCCGATACTGGTTAGAACGCTGACGATAGACACGCAGGCCGATGATTCGGGCGTTTATGAACTGCCTGATGATTACGATCACATGATCAATCAAACCGCATGGGACATGAATAATACCGTCCCTGTGACTGGCCCACTGTCACCGCAACAATGGCAATACTTGGAAGGCACCAACCTTGTCAGCCAAAGCCTGTATGCGTCATTACGACAGTTTGATAACAAGCTTGAGGTTTACCCGCAGCCAGCACCGCCAACCATTATTACGCTTGAGTATATCTCGCGTAATTGGGTAATGGAGCAAGGGCAGGATACGCCCAACCTTGACAGCGTTGCCACGGGTTCCGACTTTGTAATGTTTGACCCTTTACTGGTTGTGAAAATGCTCAAGCTCAAGTATTTGCAGGCTAAGGGATTACCCGCTCAAGACGCAGCAATGGAGTTTGACACTATGCTTCAGGCACGAATGTCTAAGGCGCAGGGCGCACCCATGCTAAACGCGGGCCGATCAATGCGCGGCTATCGTTATATCAACGGCTGGAATGCACCCGATACGGGTTACGGTGGTATGCACTGATGTATTCCCGTCAACGCACATTGACGCGATACGGAAGGGCTGCACCGCCTTCCACGCAGTCTATGACGGTTCCCGCCCCAGTCGGCGGGATTAATGCGTATGACTCGTTGATGCAGATGCCCCCTAATGACTGCATTTATTCTTACAACCTGATGCCTGTTGAGTATGGCTTGCGGTTAAGAAAGGGTTATACGGAGTGGGCGTCTGGATGCGTTGAAAGTCCCGATAGAGGCACCGCTGAAGTCAGGACAATTATTCCGTACGAGTCCAACGTCAACGATGTCATTAATGATCGTCTTTTTGCGGTTACTGATGAGGGTATTTGGGACGTTACCAGCAAGGGCGATAACTCGCCTTCACAGGTGGCGACATTTACCGAACTAGGCGACGAGGCTGGGCGCGGTGTCTGGTGTGAGTACACAGGCGCGGCGGCTGATGCCCCTGCTGCTGGCGCAAGAGGCCATTATTTATTTTATGCGGATGGCCGCAATGGTATCTGGCAGTACACCGAGAACACAGGGCTTTGGACTCGCCCGCCTGTCGGGGTTGCTGAGACAGATTGGTACTATCTTGACCCTTCTGATGGCACAACAAAAATTCCGTTTCCTGTTGATGATGTTGCCTATGTCATGGTGTTTAAGCAGCGTATCTGGGTGATTCTGGAGAATGATGACGATGCCTATTACCTACCTGTCGCCTCCATTTCTGGTGAGCTTACGCGCTTTACATTTGGCTCAAAGCTCCCTCATGGCGGTGATCTGCGTGGTTTATGGAGTTGGACTCTTGATGGGGGTGCTGGCATTGATGATTATCTTGTTGCTATCTCACGGGGTGGGGACGTTGTTATCTACCAAGGTGAAGACCCTGAAATTGACTTTGCTACGCGGGGCGCTTGGTTCATAGGTGAGGTGCCTGAAAGCCGCCGAATTGTTGTCGAATACGGCGCGGATTTATTTATGTTAAGTACGCTTGGCATTACGTCTGCAAAGGCTTTGTTGTCGGGCGCACCTGTGGCAATGACTGCACCCGCATCGCCGTCTGCAAAGATTAATCGGTTCTTGCGTGAAGATGTTGTTAATGGCAAAGACCTAGCGCAGTGGCAGCTAACCATGAATCCATCTGACGGGTTTATGCAGATTGTCACGCCGTCCCCATCCAACACGCCGTTTGTCCAGTATTCGATGAACCTCAACACAGGTGCATGGGGTTTGTGGGAAGGCGTACCCACTACGTGTGGGTACTCGTCGAGCGGCAAGTATTTTATGGGGGCTGGGCTTCGGCATGGCAGGGGTACGGTTCTTTATTATGACGGAGTGCTTGATGGCACTAAATTGCCAAGCCAATCCTTTTTTACCCCGATTGCAGGCAATGACCCGCAGCGATATTGGAGCCAAAGGGCTATAGGCGCTAACGATTACTCATGTTCACCTGATCGCTTTGGCACAAGCCCCGCCGTCTACACGATAGACACGGGCGTTGCATCTGTTGCGGGTAAGACCTATCAGATTACATACACCGTAAGCGGTGCAGGGCTTGATGAGAAGTGTGCGCTTATTTACGGCACAGAGTCGTATGTGGAGCATTTAAGTGCGGGTGATGGCGCGTATGTCACCACGATTACGGCAACTCAAGAAACGTCAACACTAAAGCTCGTGGCAATTATTGACGGAACCAGTCAGTTTTCTGGTCGCGTCACAAACATTGAAATTTATGAGGCAGGGGTTCAGGGCGAAAGCATAGATTTTAGGGTGCTTACTTCCTTTCAAAGCCTTGGTGAACATGCGCGATTAAAGCGTGTCGGTATTGCCAGAACTATTGGCGTATTGGCGGGTACAGCCAGCTTTAACGTTGAAGCGGTGTATGACTACAAAATCGGAACTGACGTTGATCGGCCAGAATCTTCGCCCAACGCAGGCGCTAATGTTTGGGACTCAGCGGTGTGGGACTCATCAACATGGGACTTTGATGTGGAGGGTAAATCCTTTCCTGTTGGCGTTTTAGGCATGGGTCGGGCTGTTGCTGTTGGCTTGCGAGGTGATGCCACCACAAGGATCAATATTGTGGGCTGGGACATGCTGCTGACGATGGGGGGTTATCTATGAGATTTCACTCACTTTCACATGAGCGTGAATGGCAGTGGTTCAAGGAGCGCACTCATACGATTAAGTGCGAAGACGCTCAAGGTCTTGTGGTTTACGACAACAACAACGACATACAAGCCATGTGCGTTGCCGACAGCTTCACGGGCAATAGCTGCAACGTTCACTTTGCTATTGAGAATCCGATGGTGCTTCGACATGGGTTCTTTGAAGAAGTTGCAGAGCATACTTTCCACCGCAATGAGTGCAAACAGATATTTGGCTTAGTGCCTAGCAATAACAAGAAGGCGCTGAAGCTTGATAAGCACATTGGATTTTCAGAGATTGCACGGATTCCAGACGCCATTGCTGACGGCGTTGACACTGTAGTTATGCGGCTAAAGAAAGCGGATTGTCGTTGGTTGCGCGAAGAATTAAGAGAGGCTAGTTAAAATGGCATTTACATTTGGTGGCAGTGGAAGTTCAGGTTCAGGAAGAGCGCCGCGTCTTAGTTGGGGTGAAATGACTGAAACGCAGAAGCTGGCGCACTCCATAAAGAATGGCACAAACTATGCAACCAAGGAAACAGATGAGGCCGCACTTGCTGAGGCTAGGCGTTACCTTGAGCGTGACGGAAGCCCAGCCACCAATAACGGCACTCAGGATAACCTAGCCCAGCTATACGCTGAACAAAACACGCGGGCGCAGCAGGAAGAGCAGGCAGAAACAAACCCCTACGGCATGTCTGACGCACAGCTTAGGGCGCTGCAAGGATATTACGATAGGGGCATCATTGACCCCAGCACCAACCAATTCACTGCCGAGTATTTAGCCAACCCAGAAAACAACGACAGTCTGTACGATTTTTATGTTCATGGCTTTGGCTTGGGTAAAACAGACTTACAAACCTCATTGAGGGAACAGGCGGGTGTAGGGTGGGAAATGCAAAACGAGATTGCCAACCCTTACGACCCATCCATCAATGATGGCTTGACGTTTGGCGGTGGCAGTAACGCTGGCGATTACACGCCTTCAACCTCAACATTCACACCCCCACCATTACCGCCACAAGAGCCACCCCCACAAGAGCCACCCCCACCTCCACCACCACCTGTTACGTGGGAAGACCCTTATCAGGGCGTTGGCCCTAATGCACCGCTGGATGATCCAGAGAACCCGACAGCAGGTTTTGAGGGTGGCTATGACTGGAACTGGGAAGACTTTCAGTCAGGTGCGCCCAGCCTTGACGGTGGCGGTGACTACGACCCGAATGATTATGCGTTTGATCGTTATGTGCCGGGGCAAGAATCGCCTTGGGGTATTCCCGAGGCAGAGGGCGGCAATAAAGACTTCTACCGCAATCAGTTCGTTAATCTTTTACGTGATGAGCAGAACTTTCAAAAGAAGCAAGACGATTCAAGGCAGCAGCGCTGGCTAACGGATGCGGTACAGCGGGGAGCGGCAAAGCCATCTGGCATATCGGATGAGCGTTGGGCGTATGAGCAAGAGCGGTTAGCCCCCGCGAAAATGGATTGGTCATGGATCGATGGCGGACTTCCAGAGGTTCAGGTAGGTGGGTCGCCCGATGACTGGAGAATGCAGGAAGGCTATGACAACACGCTGAGTAATGATCAAACCCTAACCAATCTCCGCACTGCGGGTGACATATCGAAGTCAACCTATGACTGGTTCAAAGGTAATTTCCAGACAAACCCAGAAGGCGGCGAGAATAATTGGTGGACGGCAAATAATGACTACCAAGGCTTGTTTGGTTCAGGACAAGACCCAGCAGGCAGGGCGGCATACCAAGACCTTGCAGGCGGTTTGTTTGAGAACTTTGGTAACCCTGAAGGCATTGCGGCGGGTTATGCAGCGCCAGTGGCAGGTTATGACGGATCACGACGAAAGCAGGCCAATGGGCCATCTAGCTATTACTACTCACCACTAACAGGCGGCTGGCAGGTTCCGGGCGTCCAAGGTGCGGGCGCTGTTGGAAACGGTAGCGGCGGCAGCGGTCAGAACAGGAGATAGACATGGGCGGCAAATCATCACCCGATTACACAGGCGCAGCGGCAGCACAAGGCGAAGCTAACCGTGAGGTTGTTCGTGACCAAACGTTTGCTAACCGTCCTGATCAGTACACCCCGTGGGGCGCTACAACGTGGACGCCTTACCAAGCTACTGACCCAGCCACAGGCGAGGCAACAACAGCATGGGATCAAACCCAAAGCTTAACGCCTGAGCTTCAGGACATACTGAATAAGCAGATTGCGATTCAGTCAGGTCGATCTGATGTAGCGGGCGCGCTTACGGGTCGAATGGGCAGTGAGTTCACGCAAGCTATGGATTGGCGCGGCCTTAATCCTATGGGTGAGGCACCCACGCAGCAGTACACCATACCCGAGGAAATGCAAAGAAACCTTGATTACTCAGATATTGCGGGCATTGAGTCTGGTGCCGCGTATCGTGATCGCGCAGAGAATGCGATTTATGAAAAGGGTGCCAATCGCTTAGGAACGCAGTTCGATACCCGCCGTGAGCAAATGGAGGTAAAGCTACGCAACCAAGGTTTAGCGCCCGGAGATGCTGCCTATCAGTCTCAAATGCAATTGCTTTCTGATCAAGAGAATGACGCATACGGCAACCTTCAAATGGATGCACTGACTGCTGGCAGGGCCGAACAAGATCAAATGTTCAATCAAGCTAGCCAGCGAAGAAATACTTATACGAATGAGCGCGACAGGGCAGCGTCCTTTTATAACCAGTCTGGTCAGCAAGCTTACAGTCAGGCGCTTGGGGCTAACTCTCAGAACTATCAGCAGGCAATGGCGGGCAGTCAGTACGCTAACCAGATACGGCAGCAGCAGATCACTGAGGCAATGACCAAGCGTGGATTTAGTCTTAATGAGATTAACGCACTGCTTAGTGGTCAGCAGGTTAATACACCTCAAATGCCTAGCTTCCAAGGCGCGGGCGCTGCACAGGCTGCACCGATTTACCAGTCGGCTGTTGACCAAGGCAACTATAACGCAGGCATGTCACCGTGGAATGCCGTGCTTGGCGCAGCAGGTACGTTAGGCGGGGCATACCTTGGCAACCCGTCAGCATTTCCGGGGTAATTAGGAGTAAGCAATGAGTTACTTAGGCAACCTTAATCCGTACATGACGCAGAGCAATTACGCTGAAGAAATGCGTAAGCGCAATGAAATGCTGACTGGCCCCAAGCCTGCACCGCAAATGTCAATGAATCCTGTCGCACCGGAGTCAATGCCCGACATGTCGCCTAACACAAAGTTAAGTCGGCAAGAGCAACTAGCCAACATGATCCGCAATTCAAATCAAGATATGACCGCTGATGACAATGCTTTGGATTATCAACGAGATTATGCCAAGGGATTACTAGCCACCAAAGACGCAGGGCCAAGGCAGTTAGGCAATGTGGTTGTAAATAATCCGTGGGAGGGATTGTCTGTTGGTCTGAGTCGTGGGCTTGGCGGGTACATGATGGGCAAAGCTGCGGAGAAAGATAAAGAGCTTCAAGTTAAGCGTGACGAGATTGCTGATTCTAAAACAGACCTTGCGGCGTTTACGCTGGGCAATCAGCTTGATCAGCAGGATACGGAAAACACTATTGCTTTCGCTGGATTGCAGGACTCGCTAGGAAAGACGACATACGATAGGGGTAAAGACTTAACTAACTGGGTAAAGGAAGCCCGCAGGGACTTCGACAAGACGACAAAAAAGTTTAGAGAACTTGACGAGTCGTTTGGAAAAATAATCTCTTTAACTGATACCAGCGAGGCTGATTTGCAATCGCCTCAAACCCAAATGTCGTTAGTGTTCTCTTATATGAAAATGGTAGACCCCGGAGCAATTGTTACTGAGGGTGATTTTGCAAACGCGAAAAACGCAACAGGTGTTCCAGAGCAGATTAGAAATGTTTGGAACGACATGAAAGCAGGTAAATTTTTAAGCGATGAACAAGTCCTAGGATTTAGAGATGCATCCAAAATGCTTTATGACAATTCGCTACAGATATTTGACGAAGACTTGGCTTATTACACTCGCTTGGCAGAAGATCAGGGCGCAGACCCTACGCGTGTAGTTCGTGACCTACCAAGATATAGAAACTTTGGGGAAGAAGCACCGCCGCCAGCAGATTCAACAAAGCTTGTTAGGCCGAGTATCGTATCGCCGGAAGATTGGGATTTGGCAGACGATGATCAGAAGCTGGAACTAATGAAGGCAGCAGCAAATGGCGGTGGCGTATGAGCCTATCAGAAGAGCAGTTTGCTGAGGTTTTGTCTCAGATTTCAGCAACACAAACCGCCGCTCAAAAGCAGCAAGATAATGAGTCTGCAACGCACTTGCCTGCAAGTTATGCCAAGGGCATAGAGCCTTTATTAACTATGGTTACTAGCAGCCTTGCAGACATTCCTGCGGGCTATGCGGGTCTTGGCAGTGCATTATTTTCAGGGGCCGATGCAGGGGTTGAAACGCTTAGGAATGTTCAAGATGCACTAACGTATAAGCCGCAAACTGCTTATGGCAGGGAGGGGGTTGAAGAACTGGCAAACGCTCCCGCAGTTAAGTGGCTAAATGATGCGGTTGAATCGGTTAGGACAACTGCGGGTGATCGTGGTTACGAAGTCACTGGCGGTTCACCATTGGCGGGCGCCATATCAACAATCGTACCCGAGGGCGTTCTTGAGCTTGCGGGGCTAGGTTTAGGTCGCAGGCTAATGCCTAAAGATCAGTTCTTTGATGCTAATGGCCTTCCATCTGAAGCGCTGACGCAGGAGTTGCGAAAGCTTGGTATTGATTACGACGACCTATCAACTGAGGCTAGGGCGTTAATACCTAACTCACCTCCGGGCAGGATAGGCGGCAGAGATAATGCGGCAAGAGGGGCGTTAATGCCTGCTGCTGCGGCACAAGTAAAAACGGGTAATGAGCCAACTTTGGCTGGATCATCACCCGAAGTTGCGTCCACGAAGATGGGGCTTGGTGAGCCTGCGTTATTGCCATACCCCAACGCGCAGAAAGCCGCTGACCTAATGGAAGACCCCGGCCTGATTCAAATGATTAAGACGGCCACGCCAGAGACTAGGGCGGCAATGCTTGAGATGCTGGAAATTAGGAGGCGAACTCAAGGCAACGCTAGGGCGTCCCAGTCTATACGCAGCACTGATGTATCAGGTGGCGCAGTTGTTGATCGCATTGAGTACCTTGCGGAAATTGCAGGGCAGAACAGAACGCGCCTTGATGAGATTTCAAGAAATGAACTGGCGGGCGTACGGACAAACGTGGCCCCTGTTGCTGAAGCGTATTCTGAGCTACTGGACAAGTCGCGAATCAGGTTAAACGATGACGGTTCTTTTGATTTTGAAGACTCTATATTTAAGTCAGTCCCCGGCGCTCAAAATATCCTGAATAGAATGAATGACGTTTTAAGCAAAGACACCGTTGATGCGGGTGAGTTGCATATTATGAAGCGGCAGCTTGACGAGCTAATTCTTGAGACTAAAGGGCAGTCAGGCGCAAAAGGCAATGCGGGTTCATTCTTAGCCAGAATGCGGGCAGAGATTAACGCGGCCATTAGGTCTATCAATCCCGAATATGCGGCAGTTAATGACGAGCTTTCTCAAACGCTTACGGTGTTTGATGATCTTAATAATGCAGTGGGTTCTAAGATTGATATTTTTGACGTAACGGCAGACCAGAAGCTAGGGCAGGAGCTACGAAAGTTATTTAGCAATTATGGCTCCCGTGTCGATATAGGCCAATCCATTAGAGAGCTTGAGAATGTTGCCACATTGCAGGGCGCTGAATTTGGGTCTAGCGCTGGAGACTTGGCGAAGCTAGCCAGCAGTCTGAACAGGCGTCTAGGGGATGAGGCCGAGGGAAGCTTGCGCGGGATCATTCAAAGCTCAAGCAATCCTAGAGGGACTATGGGGTATGACGCGGCAGATATTGTGTTGGAGAGTACAGCGCCCGGAGGCGGCGTAATGCTAAACAAGATCAAAAAAATGTTTAAAGAAGACGGCGCGACAAACGCAGAAGTAATGAGTGCGTTAGAGACATTGATTAAAGAATTGGGAACTGGGGAGTAAGCAATGCCAAGAGATACAGCAGGGAACTATAACCTACCAGCAGGCAACCCTGTTGCGTCTGGTGAGATTATCTCAGCTAGCTGGGCCAACTCAACGATGGGCGATCTAGGCCAAACACTGAGCGCCAGCTTAGACCGCTATGGCCGTGGTGGCATGTTAGCCCCATTCCAGTTTACTGACGGTACTGAGGCGGCACCGGGCGCAACGTGGGCCAACGAGCCAACGACAGGATTCTATCGGGCGGCGTACGGCGATCTCCGACTAACCTTAACAAACGCCGATGTCCAGCGATGGACAAATGGCAATTCCTATCTGTGGCGAAACAATCAGTGGGAGGAAATACTCACTAGCTCCGGCGGCAGTGGTGGAACAACCATTAACAACTTGGTGGTAACAGGCAGCTTCACCAGCCCCGGCATAGAAGACACAGCAACCTCCATTAAGCTGACGATTAATGACACGAATGTAGAACTAGATTCTGACGTTAATGTCACGGGTGCGCTAACGGTTAGTAGCCTTGTTTACCCTGTTGCTGACGGCACAGATGGCCAAGCTATCCTCACAGACGGCAATGGCACCCTAGCCTTTGGTGATGTCGTAGGCGGCATAGACTACACCACACAAACCTCTAACTACACGCTAGAGGCCAACCAAGGCGTCATAGCAGATACCACAGGTGGCGCCTTTGTTGTCACGCTACCCTTGACACCCGCAGAGGGCGATCAAGTCGTGGTGGCAGATGGTGGCGACTGGTCAACCACGAACCTCACAGTAGGTCGCAACGGTCAGACTATCGAAGGTGTAGCCTCAGACCTCACAATGGACGTAGGTGGCATCTCT